CGTAGGTTTAAGAGGCGGTGTGTTCACCGATATAAAGCCTGGCGACATGCAGATGATTGAAGGGCTGCACCCTTCGTATAACACGGTAATCCCGTTCAGTAACACGGTTAGCTTCGACCAGCCTATGGTGCCCTGGAATGTTTTGTTTAAGGACGCTGCAGACAAACGAGCAGGCAGAGCACCGCACAACGCAGCGCGCAGCTTCCAGACTAGTGGTTCAGATTATCAGATGTTCAGAGAAGAGGATTTGCAGCGGGTTAATCAATACTTGCGAAACCTTCCGCGATCAGAATAGCGATCTGATCCTCGTTGAAAATTTCATGACTCTCGATATCTTCCACTAGTATGGGATACTCGATATCCAGGTGACTGAACATGTCCTGGAACAAATCAACGGTCTTCTTAATCTCTGCTGCCTTATCTGTCATAATGACCCCCTGGGTAGAGAGTAATTATACCCCAGGTTGACCTTTCCTCAGAGCGATGTTGCAACTAAATTAAAAAAATGTGACTTATTTGCTATTTTTAAACTAAGTTATTGATTTTATTAAGGTTATTGGTAATGTTTCACAGCAGCGGTTCTGGAAATATTGTTTGTTTTCAATAACTTAACTACATGTAATTCTGTGAATTGACTGTGACCTGCCTTTACAGGGCGTGGTTTTCCATTAAAATGCACCTTGAAACTGTGACTTGAATCACAGTCAAAACTAAAAAGAACAGGGTGGATTTAACATGGCAACATTTACTGAAAAGAGAACATCGAAGGGTGAAGTGCGGCACCTGGTTCAGATCAGAAGGGTTGATCTGAAAAAACCCATATCCAAAACATTCACACTAAAGAAAGACGCAAAGGCTTGGGCCAGAGACACGGAAGCTGCAATTGATCGCGGAGAGGTTTGCCAGGGTGATGAATTGTTGTCAGAGGTTTGCCGTCGCTATACCAGGGAACTGTATCCAATACAGAAATGGGGCAGAACCAAAGGCGCCAACATTGATAAGCTTCGTACATCCAGCCTGGGGCAGCTGTCGCTCCAGGAACTAACAGCACCAACCATCATTAAATACGCGACTAATCGGGACGTACACCCGTCGACAGTTAACATGGAAATTGTTGTCCTGGGAACGATCTTACAGACCGCATCTGATTACTTCGATTTAGACGCTGACCTGGAAGCATTCAAGAAAGCAAGCAGAACACTTAGAAAGCTTGGGGTCATTGGCGAGAGTGATCACAGAGATCAACGCTGCAGCGATGAGCAGCTTAAAAGGATAATAGCCCACCTGCCTCCCTCCCATATACCGGTGGCTGATCTTGCCTGGTTTGCGATCTTTACAGCTATGCGGAAAACTGAAATTGTAAATTTGCGTTGGGACGACCTCGACCTAACGGAAGGGTCGGAGTCAATATTGGTTCGGCAGCGCAAACACCCAAAGAAAAAACGTGATGAGCGAGTGCCTCTTCTCCCTGGTGCTGTAGAGATAATAAAGAAACAAATACCTGCATCTGGTGCAGGTGACCTTATTTTCCCCTACAAAGGCGGCAGCATGACGGAGTCATTTAGAAAAGCCAGGGACAAGGCGAAAGGCAATGTAGCTGACATTCGCTGGCATGATCTAAGGCATGAAGGCTGCAGCAGACTTTTTGAAATGGGTTTAGACGCGATGACAGTGAGCCTGTTTAGCGGTCACAAAAATCTAAACATGTTGAAAAGATACACGCACCTATCGGCAGCTAATGTCCTGGGCCGTATCAGACAGATGTCTGCGAACTAATCAGCTTGTCCAGGTACCAGGCGGCTTTTCGTAAATCCTCAATTTTCTTTGATGAAGAGTCGCCTTTGAATCTCCACCTGTGGAGATATTTCTTCACGTTTCCCTCCAGGTAGTAATCGAAACCATCCCCCAGGTTGTCCTGGAGGTAAGTGATGCACTCTATCTCCCCGTGATTGTAATGTGCTGGTCTGTCGACGGGGTCGTTTTCTGCTTTTTTTAATCCAAGTATGTCGCTCATTTTATGCCTCGTGTGGTCTTATCTTTTGCATCCCTTCCAGCTTTTTCTGCTCGAAGAAAGCCTCGACGACATCCTTATCGGCAACCCGGCGCTTTCCTATTTTGTATGTCGGAATCGGAAAAGTTTTACTGTGCAGCGCGTTGTGTAAACCTTTCAGACTCATGCACATAATGTCTGCCAGTTCTTGCATCGTGTAATATGGTCTATCCATTACCGTTCCTTTCAACCCTCGTTTGTTCTTAATTTTTCTACGACCCGTAAGAGTAAATCCTGGGTCTCGCACTTGTTGTTCAACGCATCGAGCACAGCGTGATCTATTGAATTTTCGGCAAGCAGATGCATTACGCGCACAGGCTTGTCTTGCCCCTGGCGATGCAATCTTGCATTGAACTGTTGGTATAACTCTAGGCTGTAGGTCAGCCCATACCACAGAATTAGGCTGCCACCCTTCTGCAAATTCAACCCATGACCCGCAGACGCGGGGTGGGCCAGCAGAACCGGAATGCTCTGGTCATTCCATCGATCAATAACGCTGGGGTCATTATCCAGGACGACAGCGTCGGGTATTGCACCCTTTATCTTTTGCAGGTCGCTCACAAAATTGTAGGCGATGAGTACAGGCTCATTGGACGACTCAATTACCTCTATCAGAGTGTCTAATTTATGATTATGTATACTAACGGTTTGGCCATCTTCTGTGTAGATGTTCCCGTTGCAAATCTGTAGCAATTTGTTGCATTGCACTGCTGCGTTGACTGAGAGAATCTCACCCTCATCGTATGCCAGGAGAAAATCTCGCTTCATATCCTCATAGGCTTTGCGGGCCTTTGTGTTCAAAACTACCGGGATGTTGATATCAACCCTGTCCGGCAGGTCGAGGTAGTCCTCTGCACTCATACGCAAAACAACATCAGCAACAGCCTTGTGAATTGCTGCAGCACGATCCGGTTTAACAGCCCACTGGTTCCACTGTGGGTTGCCCACTAAAGTGCAGTACCTGGTTAAAAACTTACCCCTGGTGTTTTCCAGGCGCTTACCCTGGTCGAGCAGATACAGTTGAGGCCATAACTCCAGGAGTGCGTTTGGTGCCGGGGTGCCTGTCAGCTGCACCATCCGTCTGACCTTGCCTAATATCTTCCGCAGAGCCTTCCATCGTTTTGATGTGTGAGATTTAAAGCTGCTGGATTCGTCAATCACAACACAGTCGTAAGGCCAGGACTGTCCGAAATGGTCGACCAGCCAGGGAATGTTTTCCCGGTTGATAATGTGCAGCGGTGTGTCTTCCTCTAATGCTGCTGCACGTTTTGCAGCCGGCAGCCCAGCTAAAACTGTGTACTGCATATCGATATGCGACCAGGTAGCAATCTCTGTGGGCCAGGTGTGAACCGCAACGCGCAACGGTGCAATGACCAGTGTCTTTTTTATGCTGCCAGCTGCAGCCAGGTCAGATAAAGCTGTGAGGGTAGAAACTGTTTTACCCAACCCCATGTCGATCCAAAGGGCAGCCTTTTCGTTGTCCAAAATAAAGTCGACTGCTTTCTCCTGGTACCCGTGCAAATTGTCTCTTTTCAACATAGCAGCGCCTTGCCCTTTTCTATGTTGTCGATCACATGCACTTCCCAACCAGCTGCAGCCAGGCGCCTGTGTATTGCCTCCTGGTACGGCGTAGGCTTTTTACCTGGCGCTTTGAATTCAACAATGACCAAGAGGCCGTCTTTAAAGTAGAGCCTATCTGGAACCCCTCGCTGCGACGGAGAGACCCATTTGTAGGCAAGCCAACCATTAGCCTTTGCGGCTTGTGTAACTTTTGTTTCAACATAGGACTCTCTCACTTGCGATACCTTTGAGATTCATATCCTTCTGCAATTACAGGAAGACCTGCTGCCCAGGGCGGCAGCCTGCACATTAGTTTTTCAAATTCAGAGAGGCTGCCGATACCATCTGGGACATCGGCAACGATTTCATCATGCACATGCAGCACAACGGGATATCCAGCTTTCTCTAACCGCAGCACAGCTTCTGCCAGGATATCTCTAGCGACTGCCTGGGTGATCGATTGAACCAGGGAACCGCCGTAGGCTTTTATCTGTCCCCATTTATGGATGTGGTTATTCATACCGCTGTAGATCAAATCCATACCCCGGTCACCTTTTTGTAATTTAGCTTCCGGGAAGGAAATAATTCTTTTGCTGGGCAGCTTAAAAAGTAGATCGTCGCCTACAACTTTGAAGCTGCCACGGGCACATGGGTATTCCTCCCCATAACTGACAGCGTTACGCGCTGCGCGCTCGACTGCTGCCCACAGCTTCACGATTGGGTCATTTGCTATTCGCCAATCGTTTCTGATTTTTAAGGCTCGATCTTCACTGACTTCAGTGCCGTACACTTCAGCCATTTTTTGGAATGCGCGAACACCACCCTGGTACCCCAGGGCCAGGGTCGCCACCTTGCCTATAAACCTTTGGTCGTAATCAACATCGTCATAATCGACGCCGTACATTTCGGCAGCCGTAAACTTATAGATGTCTTTGTTATCCCTAAAAACCTGCAGCGCAGATTCATGGTCAGCCAACCAGGATAAAACGCGAGCCTCGATGCTGGAGTAATCAGAGACAACCAGGCGATTACCCTCAGAGGCGATGAGCATTCCCCGAAGGCAGCTAGATAAAGATTCCATTGGTTCGCCCTGGATCAAGGCAGGGTCTCGATGCTGCATTTGATCGATCACAGCGTCGACATCATCAATCGATGGCCGGGGTAGGTTTTGCGGTTGGAAGTGTTTGCCTGCCCAGCGCCCGGTTGCAGCGCCGTGATACATTAAGACGCCCCTGGCCCTAGTGTCATTTCCGATGACAGCTTTCATCGCGTCGTATTTCTTTGTGCTGCTGCGAGATAAAGCCTGGCGTATTTCAAGAAATTTCTTGACGTTTTCTGGGCAGCTGCTGTCTGACAATGCTGCAGCAATTGCTGCTTTGTCATAGCTGCTGATTGGATAGCCTTGTGATTCCATCCATTCCATTGATTTAGCGCGAGAGGCTGTGCTGTCCAGGGCGCCCCTGGTGATCTCATAAACCTGTTTGTTCAGTTCAATGCTGTGTTTGTCGATAATTTCTAATGCGTTGTAGATCGCCGGCTTATCCAGGCGAACGCCACGCCAGTTGATACGCTGATCTGTTTCCCAAATCTGCTGCTCTGCACCTTTGAGGTAACGGAGCCGTTTTCTGATTTCTCTTTCAGCAACCACATCCTGGAGACAGTAATCACATAGCTCCTGGAACATCTCCGGGTCTTTTCTTCGCTCACCTCGATATGGTTTGCACAATCTCTGTATTAGTATTTTGCCGCGTTTGTCTTTGGCAGCATCGCCCTCCAGGCCAAGAGCCTCGCCACATTTACCCAGGGCGCGAGGATAAGCTTGTGCTGCAGCAAGTGCTGCGCTGTCACGCCACTGGGATATGGGGACTTCGGGCCAGGACAGCACACGATTCCAAACGCACATCTCAAAGAAACTGTTCCAGGCCCACAATTTGGCGCCGCCTGTGATCAAGGCAAAAAGGGCAGTGGGTGGTGGCATTCCTGGCGTCCAAAGTTTTGGCTCGCCATCGTCTACGGCATATGCCATGCATAGGACTTGAGTTGATTCATGGTCGGCATAGGCATAGGCGCCGGCCTTAAAAATGTCGCACTCGCTATATGTTTCAAAATCGATTGATATGTTCATACCAGTGGCCTTCTTAACCACTTACTAGCTAATTCGTTAAAGTCTTCTGTGTTTCTGCTGCGGGATGATTTGGTTGGCCTGTTGCGCTTTTTTGGTTCCAGGTCTTTGTCCTCGATCCAAACTGATCTCAGCGAGTTGGCCCTTTTTCTTTTCATGCCCATGCGGTTTTTCAGCAGCGTGTATGGGATGTCAGCGAGCTCCGCAATTTCTTTTACAACTACTTCTTTTCCCGATAGCTCCGGGTATCGCTCACCGATGTATGGATAGCTGAGTGTCGCTTTCATTGCTGCCTCCAAATAAAAAGGGGCTGACACGCAGCCCCGATTAATTGACTCAGTTTAAAAAGTCGTCTTCTGCAGCGTCTGCTGCCTGTTCGTCAGATATGTCGTCAAAAATCTCATCGACCTGGACGCCACCTCCACCAAACTGTTCTCCGTCTTTAACAAACTGCAGCGCCAGGAGATTAGCGTTGAGGCGTTTGCCCCAGTTGTTGTTCTGCACCCAGCAGCTGATAGCAGCATTGACGTAGCAGCCGGCATATAGCTTTCCGTCTTCTTCGACTAGCTGCGTTCTATCTCGATCAATTGTGGTAGGGCGCTGCCTGCTGCTGCAGCTTACAAACATGGCGTTTTCATAGCCGTCGTATGCTTTGTCATTGCCATCGCCCAGGAAGGTTTTTAAGCCTTTAGGAATGTCTCCATTGAAGCCTGCAGTGGCTGCCTGCTTGATCGCCTTTTTTAGCTTTGCGATCTGCTCTGCATCTGCATCTTTATCGAGCAGCAGGTTTGCAGAATACTTCGGAGTCTGGCCTTCCATGTAGGCTTTAGGAGTCCAGATTTGTGGAAAGGATAAACGTACATTTTTAAGAGTGATTGTAGTCATTAGGACTTTTCCTCGTTCGATATGTCATTAAAAAAATCAGCCGCATTAGGCTTAATTGCCGGACGGGGATCACTGTCCTGGGCAAGCTGCGGGCGGCCATCGGGTTTATGAATAAGATCAGTAATCTCTTCATATCTCGCCTTACCAAGCGCCTTCTCAGCCTGGGTCGGAGAAATTAGTTTTTCGATGTAGGCGTCATCGCCTAGCATCTTGATTAAGGTTTCTTCAGCGACTTCTTTATCTACCCATTTGCGCTGGCCTCTCCCGGCCACCAGTTTGTAATTGGGCAGAATCCCGCCATCCATAAGCAGCTTGTGCGCGTGTTTCTGTACACCCTGGGCCCAACCAATCAGCGCATCCATTTTCGGCAGCAGGTTGGAAATCTCATCGACGTTGAGGGTGTGCGGGACTTGAACCAGGAGGGGCTCATCCAGGTTGTCAAAATTGGAAAGGGTCAGATCGTAATTGTGTTTTGCGAGTGCGCGACAAGTAGGCTTTGCCTTGCAAAAGTGACAAGCCTTTTTACTAGGTTTGAATTCTGGTTCGGGTGCAAACACTCGCCTGGCTGCAGGCTTCACCTTGTCATTGGCCCACTTGTACAAGTCTTTAGCACGGATTGAATAGGTATCGATGTGGTCTAATCGTGGCTGCACGATTGTCATTTGCACGGTGTCAATGTTTACCCAGGCGTCATGTGCTGCACCTAACCCATACAGCATCAGCTGCTCGTTTTGTTGAGCCGAAACTTTTACACCCTGTCCGTATTTCAAATCGATCACATGACAAACACCCTCATGGATGACAACAAAGTCAGCAGTGCCAAACCCGCCAGGCGCCCATTCTGAATAATCGACCCGCTGCTCAATTTTGCTGCGGCCCTCTTGTGAGTTGCAAAAATCAACGTAAGTGGCGACATGGTTTGCCATTGGCTCGTCGACTACGAAGCCTTCTATTTCTGTACCGATGAAATGTTCTGGTGGCAGCTGCCTGGTTAAACACTCTTCTGCCAGGGCGTGTGCTGCTGTTCCCTCTGCAGCATAAAAACTTTCTTCGTCTGGGAATGTCGCCTCCAGGCTAATGCTGCCAGGGCAGGTCATCCAGCGGTGTGCCTTTGAAGCACCTAATAATGCATGTTTCATCACTTTGTCCCTCATTGTGCAATTTTGTTACTAACAATTTGTATCTGTGGTTGACACATTAAAAATTTGACGCCATCCTGTCAACCCGGGTTAACAAACAAATTGTTTAAGAGGCGAAAAAAAATGATTTTTGTGAGCGAATTTGCTGACCAAGTCAAAGACGCAATCGATGAGGTCGTCGTTGCAGCAGGTTTAAAAAACTGCAACGCATTAGCCAGGCGCCTGGATGTTTCAAAGCAGGCGCTCAGTAAGTGGCGACAGTCTGGTGTGGTTCCAGCGCACAGGGCGCTGCAGATGGAACTGATGGCAAAGGGCCAGGTGTCCTGGAAGTCGTTGTGCCCGGACATCGTTGCCGATTTCGAGCAGAGCAGTGAGGTGATTTATGAATCGAGCAGATAAATTTTTTTATTACTTTTGGAAAGGACTATCCAAAGTCCTCCAGGGGCTGTCGAAACTGTTTGCGATTGCAGCAGATATTTTTGAGTCCTGGGAAATAGCAGCAACCGCAAGGACAAGTCGTTACATCAAATAAAATGTGAAGTGAAGAGGTAGCCAAGCTATGGCGTTTTTAAAAGAACACGGTCACTCATTAGTCGACAA